CTCCTGCGGTGACCAAGTACCACACGCGGGTGCCATTGACTGCGCCCTCTTCGACATAGACTCGAGCACCCGCATTCAGCTCGGTGCCATGGTCAGCGTCGGTGGTACGGGTCCAGGCTTGAGCTGCGACCAGGTAGATGCCGTTCTGCTTGGCATCGGCCTGGTCTTTCACCAGCACCCGGTCCCCCACGGCCAGCGCCACGCCGTCGATGGTCTGGGTGGCAGTCAGGGCAATGGCCCCCGTGGTGGCCACCCGCACCGACTGCTTGTTGTCCAGCTTTGCCAGCTCGCTGGCGACCTTGTTGTCACAGTATTGGACGCTGGCAAACACTATCGACGGGTCGATGACCGGGGTCAGCAGCTCGCCGTTGCTGGGGATGAATCGAAGCTTGTAGATAAAGCTCTTGGCTTCCCCCTGAGTGAGCAGCGGTTTGAAATCGTTACTGATGCGCCGATAGGCGTAGAGCACCCCCGCACCCTGCCCTGCCAGCCGGCAGCCCATCTCCCGGATAAAATAGCCAGCCCCGTTGATGGCGTCATCGGCCGGGATGTTGCAGGAGACGATGAACTGCCCAGGGTTGACGGGATCAATCTCCAGAATGGCCGGAAACGACTTGAGGTAGTGCACCAGATTGGTACGGTCGATAGGGCTCTCGCTGTCAGGCAGCACACCATCACCGATTTCGATGGTACCGATCTGGACGGGGTATCCCATCTTTTTTGCCAAGGCCTCGAAATTTTGCCCGGCCGCTGTCACATAGCCTTTCAAATCAGCCACGGTATGCCTCGCTATCAGATATGACGTAAGTTTCAGCCTGGATACCCAGGCTTGGGTAATAGAAGCCATCAGAGGGGGCAGGCACATAGGCGGCGCTGTCTGATATGACCCCTGTCTCGGCGTAGACGGCCGTGCATTTGTTCACATCAGCGCTTCTTTCCAGCAGCACGGTGGCCGAGTCTCGCGTCGCCTTGTAGGTGGCTACCCGCCGAAAGACCCGCTGACTCAGCTCGTCTGTCAAGCTGCCCTCTTCCAACCCCGCCGACACTTCGATGACGTAGGGCCTCAGCCGCTTGATAGTGCAGGAAAAGCCGATGTCGGTGACCGCCCGCCGAAGGCCCGTATCGGTGCAAGAGAGGGACTGCAGTGGCAAGGCGCCGGCCGTAGTCTTGCGCTTGGCCTGCTCGGAATCCGTCGCGCTCCAGTCTGCAACACCCCGCTCGATCGCCAGAGAGGGCAAGAACTGCACGGGGGTGGCCAACCCATCAAACAGCTGAGGCAGGGGGGCATGGGCATCGACATCCGCCACCATGCGATCCAGCGCCTGCTCGATGGCCACCTGCAGGGCGCTGCGGTTGTCAGGTTGGATGCTGTCAGTCATAGACCACCTCGACCTGCACTCCGGTGCAGTAGGGCGCCTCGTTGGCGGCGCATACCAACGGCGCGGCAGGCTCCAGCACCTCTACCCGCACCACGGTTTGCTGCGCGTGAGCGATAGCGTAGAGCCTACCGGGGTCGATAAACCCCTCCAGCTGCCTGGCGCCTTCGGCGTAGGCCTCGAGATCGGCCTTCACCGGTGCCGGGTCGATGATGCCGCCCGGCGAGTTGCTGCCGTGCAGCTTCAACCTGATCGCATAGTTGCGGATGGTGGGCTTCTTCACCGTCAGTACATCCGATACCAGGGCGATGGCTGGCCGGTTCATATACTCCTGGGCATAGGCCAGCAGGTCGTCCGATGGCACCCCATTGCCGGCACGGGCCAGCAACCAGCAATCGACCCGACCTGTCTCAGCCACCGCCATCTTGGCGCGACCGTCCTTCACCTCGCCCGCCCGTGAGTCGGTTGGGAAGTCATAGGTCATCACCACGCGATTCGGCTGAGGAGAGGTGATGGTGATCTTGGGCTTGTCACCCAAGGTCATCAGGTGGAAACGGTACGCCAGCGCTGACCCGGTAGTGGCGAATCCGAAAGGAGCCAGCAGGGTTCTGGTCAGCAGATCGATATCCGATTCCATCTCGTCCGGGATCGGCGGGTAAGCCTCCGGGTTGCCCGCCTTGATCACCTGGCGGGTGATGCCGAACTCGGCTGCGCGAGCATCGAGATTGCTACCCTTGGCCCAGAGCAGCAGGATCTGGCGCATCTTCTCGTTCAACCGGCGTTCCCGGTTGACCACCACCATGGCGCAGGCCTGGGCGATGATGCTGGCGATCTCCGCGTCGTTCTCCAGCGTCTCGGCCACCGCATCGACATCATCTGGCCGCATGGCCATCACCCTCTCCAGAATGATGTCCTTGATGGAGGCCAGCACCACCTCAAAGCCTTCTACGGCCAGTACATCCGGCGCCGGGATCCGGTCTATCTGCGGGTTATATACGCTACTGGTCATAGATCGGGACTCTTACAGTGATGTCGGCGCCTTGCCACTTACCGTCGATATGGGCGTGAAGACCATCACCGACCACTTCGAACTGGATGCGCTTGGCTGCGAAGTCGAGCACGCCGTTGGCGGGTGCCAGCATGGCGTCGAACATCTCGGCTTTGAGCCGCAGGATCGTCGCCTGATTGGTCAGTTGGGCCAACGCATCCGGCGCCAGGCTGCCGAACTGACGGCGCCGGGCGCGGGATGAAAGCTGAGTGGTGAATACCTGTAGCAACCGGCTGGCCAGTTGCTCCGTGCCGCTGATGGTGCGGCCCGTTAGTCTGTCCATGCCAAGCATGTTGCCTCGCTACTGTTTCTGGTTTGGCTTACCCACTGTGGGGTCGCCGTGGGGATGGTCATGACCGTTATAAATTGTTCGGTCAGCACTCATGGCGCGAATCTTGTCTTTCACTTCCCCGGTACTCTCCAGCATGGGGGTCTCAAACTTGACGCCACCTGGGGCCTTGATGGTTAAGGCACCTGTTTCCTTGTTCCACTCCTCCCACCCCTTGCTCCCTATTTTGCGGATGACCAGGTTCGGGTCGGCAGAGGGGAGCGGGAACTGGTCTGACGGAATGCCCACCAGGGCGATGGCGCTGCTGTTGCGATCGCGATGACGACGCGCTGACCGACCACCTGCACCACGGTGCCGAGCTGGATGCTGTTTCGGCCACGACGGGCGCCGGATTCAAGCTCCTCCTCCAACGTGGCCAAACGGTCCATCAGGGGGGCCAGCTTGGACTCTATCAGTTGTTCGAACATGGCGGCTCCAGGGGGTGGTATTCACTAGGGTCATCAGGATTGGCTGGGTTTACGGCGACGCGGATCCCGCCACGGACCTCGACGGGGTCATTCAACGACCGGCCGAGGTAAAGGGGTTGCAGCCACTGCACGCCCCGCACCTCGACCCCATCGAGCCTCAGCAAAAAGCTGGTGTCGCCGTTTACCTGAATGGTGGGCTGGCCCACCTGATCCTGATTTACCAGCAGCACATGGCCATCCATCCCGTCTGGCTCCTTGAACAGGGTGCGCCGCTCCAACAACCGCTCCACCTCCGCAGACAAGTCCAGCGCCTGCAGCAGGGCGTTCGGCAGCCCTTTCGGGATGACACAGTGAGCAGTGAGCAGAAACTGATGGTTGTATCGTCCATCGTTCTGGCGCGGGCCAGGGTGGCCGTCTTCCCACTGGATCAGGATGGTCGGCGAGGTGATGTCGACCTTGCCGTACTCGTCATACGACTCAATGGCCAAGCCATCAAACAGCTTTGCCCGCAGCCGTTCGACCAGCGCCAGGTGATACTCGCTGGGGGTTGTGATGTTGTATGTCATAGGGAACCTATCTAGCGCCGCGAGGGGTTTTGACCGACTGCATGATGTTCATGCCCGCCTTGTCGAGGCTGCCATGCTTGCCGGCCCCGAACACGGCAGCCCATTGGCTGCTCTTGGCCCGGCCGCGCAGGTCAGTCTCGAAGTGACGCAGGAAGATATCCGGCATTTTCTCCAGCACCTCATCCTCAATCTTGACGATAATGTCGTCGGGGATCGGGATGGTCAGCTTGGTGATCGGGTATCTCTGTTCGGTCTCCCGCTGCATGTAGACCTTGCGGCCTTTTTGTATGCTCACGAATGCGTTGTCGTAGTAACTGCCCCTAAACATCAGGCCGCCCTTGGTCTTCTTCGGGGTGCCCTTGAAGGCGTTGGGGCTGAGGTCATTCATGCCAAACCAGAACTTCATCTCGGCCATATCAGAAGCCGCCGGGCGGATATAGGTTCTGACCCTGGCCTTTATCGACTTCTGGTTGCGCAATGCCAGCTCAGCCTGCAGCACCTTACGGGACTGCGCTATCACGGTCTGCTCGGTGCGGCGCATCGCCCGGTGAAATGCCAACGGGATCGCTTTGGGGTCTATGCCTGCGAACATGTCGATGACGGCTGCGAGGTCTGCATCGTCGATAAACAGGTACATCACAGCCGTCACCTCACTTCGTGAATCGCTCCCCGGTGCCAGTCGGCAGCACAGAATCCCCCGCCATCCCCAGCATCAGCACCGTGGTGGTGGCATCGGAATAATCCAGATCCACTATCCAGCGGCGACCGATGGGGGTATCCACCGCGGCGCCCATCACATCCTCACGGCGCAGCCTGTTCTGCAACACGGTCAGCACACCTTGCTCGCTGGCCACGCGCACTCCGCGAGGGTTGTTCGTGCCGGTGGGCACCTTCGCCTCCTGCAGGCTGGTATCCCAGATGGCGACGATCTCCAACTGACCGCCTGTTTTCAGGGTTAGCTGGTATAGGCTGCCCATCACCTCGTTGATCGCCTGGTCTGCATCGGACAACAGGGCTGAGAAGGGGTCGCTATTCATCGCCATAGCGGGCCAGTTGCTGCACTTCGACGACCAGGTTGGCCTGCTCAGCATCGATGTGGCACGGCTTATCTTTGATGGCTATCAGCGGTTCACGACCGCCGCGCAGGTGCAGGGTTACCTTGGGGATGATCCACACCATCCGCTGGTTAGCCTCAGTGCCAGTAGACCCCGCTACGTTGTGGGTAGCCAAGGTTAGCGGGTCATCATCTCCGCCGTGACTACCAGAGCCGGCACCGTCATCCAGCTCGGCTTCCAGCTCTTCGATACGGGCTTTCAGCTCGGCCACCGTGCCGGTGGTGTCAGCATCACGGCCCAGCTTGGCGCTCAGCTCAACAACCTGGGCGATCAGTTGTTCTTTTTCAGTCATGGAAATTGCTCCAGAAAAATCGGAAAACAAAAGTGGGGCCGCTGGCCCCACCCTTTGTTAGTTGACCTCGACAAACACAAACAGGTTGGTGTCCGGCTGCACCGCGGCGGGGGAACACTCCGTCATGGTGTAGACGTCAGAAGGATCGCCACCCTCTTCCCATTGGCTGGGGAATCGCTCACCCTCTTCCATCCCAGCCTTGATCGCCTTCATGTTCTGGATGACACCATAGAGGAACACCCCCTGGGCGCTGAGGGAGCCCATCAGCATGCCATTGGCCGGCATGTAGAGCTTCTCAAGGCCATCGGCTGGATCGATGAACTTGTTCTTGGTGACGATGATCATCACTTCGCCGTAATAGCCCTTGATGGAGACCCAGCGACCCAGGTCCTTCAGACCCAGCTCGGCCAAAGAAACCGAGCCGCGCTTGGTATCGAATTTCTCACGGAACAGCTTGAAACGATTGAGCTCACGCCAGGCCGTACCACCCATCACCAGCACGTCGATGGTGCCGCTGGAGTTGTCGGCGTAGCTGTCGATGTCATGGGTTGGATCGTAGGTATCTGCATCCTGCGCCGACCAACAGGCCGCCCCTGCCTGCACGATGTGGTTGGCCGCGTTGCGGGAGGTGTCCACCTCAATAGGCTCAACCAGGTTCTCACCGCTCATGGTGTATTTGCCATAGAGTGCCATCTGCACCGCTTGGTACTCTTCCAGCTGCTGGATGGCCTTCTCCTCGTCTTCCAGATTCTGCATGGTGATCTGGTCGAAGCGTTCCTGGGGAGTCAAGTCACCCGAGGGAGCCTCGCCGGCCCGGCGAACCAGAGTGGCCTGAAGATCGACGGTATGCTTTGGTTTGACGTAGCCAGGCTCGAAGGAGGTGGTCAGGGAGCCACGGGTCTTGTCAACCTTGCCGGATACACGGGGCGAGCAGTAGACCGCCATCCCGACCTTGCCGGGGATCTCGTCGAGATAGACCTTCTTGGTCTTGAAGGTCATCACCAGCGGATAAAACAGCGCCTTGAAGAGCTGGCTGAATTTCATGGTCTCAGTCCGAGCGGCCATGAGTTCAGCAGGGGTAAACATATCGAAATCAGCCATCACTTAACTTCCTCAATAGAGATGGGGGAGCCGAGGAAGCCAGCGCGTTTGGCTTCCATGGTCTGTACGGTATCCGGCCACGCAACGGCTGCCGCATTGATGCAACCGGACTTGTGAACAGGGGCGGTCGCTGCGGTGGTTGCATCAACAATCCCCACCGTCAGCGCTACTGCCTTGCCAGGGGTGCCGTCCCACTTCACCAGCTTGTTGGCATTGGCATCGGCACCCAACATCAGCGGGGTGCGGACGGCGAGCTGGCCTTGGCCACCGGCAATATGACCAGTCATGGTCGGCAAGGGTTCGCTACCCGCCGATACGTTCAGGTACTTGGTTTCATGTTTCATCATCGGTCCTTACGCAGTACGAGAATGACGAGTCAGGCGAGCGACGCGGTCGCTCTTTTGGGTATCCGCACCACCTTTAACGGGAGCGGGGGAATCATCCATCAGCCGGTCCAGTGCGGTTTCGCTGGCCACCTGGGCGGTCTGCGGGATCGCAGCCAGTACGGCTTTGGCCCCTTCCACACTCATGGCCGGATTCTTGGCCAGTTCCTTGGCGGCGGCTTCGCGGCCTTGGGCTTCATCCAGGCTGAGAATGCCCATGATCCGGTCACGCTCGGCCACTGCCATTTTTTCGCCATCAACCGCCGGGGCCGAGGCGACCGGGGCTGTAACTTGGTCAGCGCCTTCTGCGCTGGCGCTCTTGTCTGTCACGTTCATGTTTCTTCCTGTTGCAAAGATGGGTTTGTGAGAGATGCGATCGGCCATCACTGCGACCGCATCAGCACCATTGACCAGCTCATCGGCCAGACCCTGTTCGATAGCGGTCTGCCCCTCGAATGTCGCCGCTTCTTGAGCCAGGATGCGATCCACCGCCAAGCCAGTGTGTTTGGACACCGTATTGGCAAAGCGCATACGCGTGGCCTCAACGTCTTCCTGCAGCTTCGCTCGTACACGCTCAGGCAGTGCTTCGTAGGGGTTGCCATCGACCTTGTTGGCACCGGCATGGATCAGCGTTACCTTGCGGCCTGACTGCTTCATCATTTCGCTGACGTCCATATGAGCGATGACAACACCAATGGATCCACCGATCCCGGTCTGGGTTATCAACCGGCGGCCAGCACCAGACACCAGCAGCTGGCCGGCACTGCAGTGCATGTCGTAGCAGAGGGACCAGACGGGTTTGATCTTGTTGGCTCGGGCTATGATGTCGGTGCAGTCAAAAGCCCCGGCCACCTCACCGCCTGGGGTATCCACATCCAGCATGATCCCGCGCACTTCGGGATCGCTCAGCGCCTGATTCAGGCGGCCCTGAATACCGTCATATCCTGTTGCACCACAAGACGGCTGGAGGCCGCCCCACTTGTGCGCCAGAGTGCCGGAGATCGGCAGCACTGCGATTCCATCAACCAGGGCATAGCTGCGGTTTCTCGTTACGCCACGTTCGGAGACATTCGCCGCGCTCTTCTCGATCTGGCCACTCAGATCGATCTCTTTGCCCGAGGAGGCATCAAGCAAGCTGCCGACCCCCATCTGCTCGGATACCGCCGTGATGATGATCTGTGCCTCGGTAGGCCGGATCATTAACGGGGTATTAAAAAGCCGGGACATGAGCCCCGGCAGGTTATGTTTCATTGCTGTTCCCCTGTTGCTGCTCGTCAGGTGCCATCTGCTGGGCTCTGACCCACGATGGAGGGGGGAGTCCCTTCTCTTTTCGCTCCAGTGCCTCCCGGTACTGCTGGGCGAACACCTCTTCGTAGTCCTCACCCAGCTTGGCCAGCTCACGCTCATACGTGGACAAGCCTGACTCGATGAGCAGGACAGCCTCCTTGGCCTCCTTCAGGCCGTCGATGGCCATGCGGCCCATGCCGATCC